ATTTTAATGGAGAAATCAACGCAACCAACCAACAAAAATGAAAAGAAAAAGAAAAGTAAAGAAAACAACAAGAAAGACACGGACCGACGAGCCCCTAAGAAAGGCGAGAAGGTCCAGGCCAAGGAGGACAGTCAACCTCCCCAACAAAAGCCGCCAGGCGAAAAGGCAAAAATAGCCAAACTCCCGCGCCAGTATCATACGGCATTGGAGATGATTCAGGCTTCAACCATTGGGTACGCTGAGAGCGACTCTTGGGCCAGCTTGGTGGCAGCAGAAGGCGCGGGCGTCCTAGTCCCCGTAGCCAGCTTCACCCGCTCCGCAGGAGGACACCACCCAGTGTCTGCCTGGTCTCGGAAGGTGGGGTTCCACATTGGTCTGACGTACGTAATCTCTATGTACGCTCGGGTGTGCAAAGCGATGGCGCAGGACTTGGTCCACGTCGTCGCGGGAGACTTTCACGGAGCCATGCGTACCGAGGGGTACATGGGCCTGTGCCGGCCAAAGGACGGAGAAGAACTGCCTCGAACCGAGGGCACAGTATTCGTCCAGCCGATCCATCCCAACACCCACGCGGGAGACCTCTCTACCGGACTCTTCAACGTGGACAGTGTGCTTCACACCATTGCCAAGGAGCACGGGCAGGAAACTCCAAAGCCTCCTCCCACTGCCACTCAACTATCGCGGTGCCACGTGGTAGGGATTGTGGACGTCTACATGAAAGCCGATGACCCATGGTCTAACACTGCTTTGGGACCCCAAGAAGTAGCAGACGTCATTAGCGAGACCAAGTCTGGACAAGACGGCTTGGGCTGGGGATTTATGGTGTACCATCCGATGCGGGAAGCCATTGGGGCAGACGTGTTCACTTCGGTGGACGCGGAGACCAACACCCGCCTCTCCAGCCACGAAGGGCGTTGGTTTTCCGAGTGGAAACCGATGCTCGACGCCGCGGGACACGAGACACAAGACACGCAGCGCTGGGTTACCTACCGCGCTGATTCTGTCGCTCGAGCCTATCCTCCGCACATTGTCGACCAAACATGGCTAGAGCAGCGCTGCGTAGCCACCTCGAAAGGTTACCTAGACATCAATTGTGTGGCCACCACCGGGCCGTTCAATGTCATGGTGTTTGCACTTTCGAAGGTACAGCCGCAGTATTCGGTCCCCGCAGGAATTCCACAAGTCCGCTTTGGCGTGCTGCTCAATCCAGATTGGAAAGAGAAAGTGCGTACCGTCATCCGCCTGTTAGCAGGGGCTGATCCAGAGTGGGGAGTCTATGGGCCGCCGCAGCTGACGCTCAGCCGTCTGCCGGAAGCCTGCGACCTCATCTACGTTAGAGGCCAAGCGCTCTATGACGAGGAGTTGGTACTATGCTTCGAGCAAGCCACACGGGGTCGGATCAAAGGTGGTCTCAACATTCGCAGTGCCCTGCGAACCATCGAGGGTGCTGCTTCCAGCGATCCGATTCTTTCGGCGGTAGAGCCAATGATGCGGGGTCTCACCACCATGACGGTGTCAAACAGTGCACTCGTGGCGCTCTCCCGACAAGCAGATCGGGGTCTCATTCAAGGAGCTTACAAGGCCAGAGAAAATGCCAAAACAACAGAGGAGCAGATCCGCCTGCTAGCCTCCACGACACCGTTGGCACCGGAGCCCGCAGACCAGCCCAAGTACATTATAGGCGCAGGCGCGCTCTTGGCAGTTGGTCTCCGCACCAAAGGGGCTTCGTGGAAAACGGCATGCTTCACGGGAGTCATGGGCGCTCTCCTCTGGTCAAAGCGCAAGTGGATCAGCAGCTGGCTTCAGACGAAATATGAGCGGCCACCCGGCACGGCTCAGTTTGACGCAATGGCATTCGCCAAGCGTGTTCAGGACGCGTGGATCAACACCACCGAGGCAGCCAGCTCAATGGTCGCCAAGGTCTCCACGGTCAATTCAGTCGACAAAGCCAAGCAGACTGTCCAGGAAGCGTGGGTCAAGACGGCATCAGCGGCAAGCTCATTAGCTACCAGCGCTGTGTCTCAGGTCCAGTGCGCTAGTCGAGCCAAATCCATCCTGGGTTGGTTCACTAGCAGCGAGTGGGGCTATAAGATCCTAGGGGGTGCTCTCATTGGAATGACGGTTCTAGGAACCGCGCCAATTATCGAAGAGGCCCTCTGCAGCATCACGCCTTTGGGCAAGGTGGTCATGGGTGTGGCAGAGGTAGTTCTCGCAACGGGATCTGCTTACGTAGCCGCACACGACCTTCCGCCGAGCCAGCATCCTACGGGGCCTGCCCTCCTGCGTGCCATTGGCTGGGGATGTGCCGCTCAGTTGCCAGCTTTAGCGTTTCATTGCTACACCGCTCTCAGTTGCAAGACATTGGGAGAGGATGGAGCTTTGGACGACTATTGGCGACGCGTACGTCTCCACATGGCATTCAACGCAGTAGCGCTCGGTACCACGGCGTATTTCGGCAAGCTCGGAGAAATGGCGGCAGTCACTGGCAAACGGTTCATGGGAGCTATGTTGGCAGCCGTCCCCACTCAGGGGGCCGCTTCGTTTGTGCCTCGAGCGTTTGAAGCGTGGATGCATGAGACCGGAGTGGAACATGTGGCACCGGATCACTTCTTAGAGGAGGTTCCGGCAATTCACCACCTCCCTGCAGGCCAGCGGATGCGCGGCGTCCGTCCAACAGCTCACGTGCCGGAACATCTCACGCACTATGCCCAAAAGCTCAAGATTGAGGCAATCAACGTTCGCAGGCTGTGGACAGGAGAGCTACGCACCAAGGTCACTCTACGCGGCAACCAAGCGGTGGAGTGGTACAAAGCCTTGGGAGCGACTCCAGACTCCTGTACCTGTGGCTTGCTCGGAATTTGTGACGACTGCCTCGACGCACCGGATAACCAATTTTCCTATACGCTGTGCCAGACCAACGGAGCATTAGTCCAGCCACGCCCCTGTCGATTGGGGGTCCTTTCTGCTATCTTCACCCGCACTCTCGCCGATCCCACGAAGGGAGAGATGAAGACTCCAAAGCGGGAAGAACGGTACCTCGCCGAGAAATATCGGGCGCTCTCAGAAATACTCCCACTCCTGGAGGAGGTATTTACTGGCGACTTCTCTCTTCAAGATGAGGAGTGGACCATTGAGCGCTGTGCCAAGGCAGCCGGAGGACAGAAAGAAGCACTCATGTTGCAAACCGCCTACGACATGGCCACCTCTGACGTCAAAAGGGACAAGACTCTCGCCATGAAATGGAATGAGACCATCGCATTGAAGGACTTGGGAGGACACTTTGGCATGATTCCGCGCATTATCGTGGCCCTCAGCAACGCGTTCCAGGCGGAGCAGCAGCCCAACGTGCGGACGCTCACCGATTTTCTCAAACATCGCTGTGCCAGTGATGCCGACCCTATCGACATCGTGCGGAAAGACGGGACAGTCTGCAAGGTCAAGTTTGTTATCTCCAACGATGCACACATTGACAGTTACGCGGACCTTCTCCTCAATCCGGCTTGCAATGTCTCGATCGTCTCTTGTGACGACGGGGCCAGCGTGGGAGTCGACACCGGGGCATGTGAGGGTCTTCCTTTTTTCGAGGGCAAAGTCAACCTCGATGATTTTAGCAAATTCGATCAGTCGCAATATCTGTTTTGGTTTCTCGTCATTACAGGTCTGATGGAAAATTTGGGTCTCGACGAGTCTGTAGAAAGCATTATGGAAACCGTAACGAAAAGTTTTCGAGCTAAAGCAGGCACGGGCAAAGACAAAATCTTCATTACCGGCGAGTGTCATCCCCATGAACCAACGGGGGGCGCCGGCACCAGCATTTTCGGGTCCATGGTCCACATTTCCATGCGAATCTACGCCATTTACCACAAGATTAGCTTCGAGGAAGCATCTCGGGCGTTGGGTTTGACTCTCAAGACCGAGCTGGTGGATCCAATCGACACAGTCTTTCTTAGAATGGGCATTTTCAAGAATGCCGAAGGATCCTGGATCCTGGCCAATTTACCTTCTTGTTTTTTGAAGTGGGGCAAGATTTTCAAAAATCCTGCCACCATTGCAAGAAGTGTCAAGCCGAGCGAAGCCACAGCCATGGTAGCGCTAGCAATAGTAAAGTCGTTTCCGTGTGTCACACCTAGCTATCCCATCTTAGGCGCCTATCTGCGCCGCCTTACGGAACTGGTCGAGGCCACCAGTCCGCCTCAAGGTGTTCTTCAAAAGATGGAGAGGGTGATCAACGACAGCTACATCAACGAAAACGCTCGGTACAAGGTCAAATCCCGCAAGGTGCCGACTCGACAATCGGTACTGGAACTAATGGAACGTCGTTACAACATTACGGAACAGGAGGTTAATGAGGTGGAAAGCCTCATCAGCTCGATAAAAGCTCTGCCCTGCTTTATCACGCATCCCTGCTTCGTTAAAATGCGCCTCGCAGACTACTAGTCTCCCATAGGCGCCCAATTTAACCGTTTCATTCAAATCAAATAACAACAATTTTTATCTTTCTTTCTTTTCCGCCCCTGATATGTTAAAACATTGAAGGGGCGTTGCTCCTCAGTCGAGGATAAAGGACTGGTTGGGTGTGCAGGAACGCACCCAACGGCCACTGCAAAACAACAAACACAATGGGAGTAAAGCCTATTCCCCCCCCTAACAAAAACAAATCACCCGTGAATAAGCGTGCTCTTCAGCAAGGAGTCGCTATGGCTCGGAAAACCAACCGCAAGAAGGCGTCGGCAGCTAAACCAAAAGCCGGCGCTAAGCCTAAAGGACGGAAGCTTCCAAAGAACGTCCAAGCCTTGGTTGGCATGCATCGAGATACCATGACCGCTACTCATCCTTTCGCCATCTTACATGCGGCGGACGCCTTCGACTCTTCGGGACGTTTCACTACGTCCAGCATGGAGTCGGGCACTGTCCACGCAATTGATAAGGCGGTGGAGCGAGAAGAGCGCTTTCACGTGGCCCCCCACGTTCATCCGCGCGAAGTGGGAGCGCCAGACTACCGAAAGTTTGGTCGTTCCATCCATCCTGCCAACCCAAGTAACAATAGGGAATTGGTGGGCATGAAGTCCCCCTTCAACAAGCGCGGCGAGCCTGTAGCAGGGTCATTGGCTCCAGAGCCGGTGACTAAGTACTACGACTCGCTTGATGACCCTCGCGAGAGGTCCGGAGTTCGCATTCCGGGGACGCCCACAGGGCGCTTTCCCGTCGCGACGTGCGTCTGCCAAACGACAGCCACATTTTCTTTTGCCGTCACCGCAAACACCTGCAGTCAGGTGTCATTGGGTGGTCACGGTATTGTGGATCATGTGGAGGAGCTCGGCAATGTCAGTAAAGCACTGACTATTAGCGCAACGAATTACACTCTCGGCCCGTACACCGACACCAGCGCCGCTGCCCTAGCCCCCATAGCAGGAGCGGTCACCACCGGTGTCAATCTCGGAACGTGGTATGCTGCGTCCAATACGGGTGCTTCGGCGCCTATCCCCTGGGATAATGCATTTCCCGTGCCCCAGACGGCGGACAACCCTGATACTCAGAGGGCCCGCCTTGTGTCTCAGGTATTTGAGTGGGTCAACACTAGTGAACTCGTTAACCAAGGAGGATCTGTTATTTCGGTCCAGCCTCATCACGAGCTCAACATCGTCACTGGTGCGGATCAGGGCGTCTTCGGACGCTACCCCACTTACTGCATGCAGGAGGTGGCGGAGGGTAAGATTAACTATCTTCCTGCTCCAGAAGATCTCAGCTTCTTCCATACGTCTTCGGGCTTATTGGCAGCTACTGATTTCCACGGAATGGGAATTTTTATTTTCTTCAATGCCCCCGCCGCCACTGCGCAGACTTACACCTGCAGCATCACTTCCAATTGGGAAATTGCCGGAGACAACGTCGAGGCTCTTTGTGCCCCAGCCGTCAACGTTCCCGGAGCGGTTTCTTCCATTTCGGACAGCATCGAGGCCATGCGCAACGCTGGTCTCCCCGGTGCGGACAAGTCATCCAAGTGTGACCACGTCCTCAAGGCAGCCAGCATGCCGCCTGCTACCAGAGAAATTCATGGCCTTCCGTCGGATGACGAAGGTATTCTCGGCATGGCAACCAAGATGCTTGGCAAGCTAGGACCTGAAATCTTGTCCGGTCTGATTGCTTTGTAACCAGTTGGCTTTCGGCCCCAACAAAAACTATTCTTAGGACTAATAATCC